TCAGTAAAAATTTCTCTAAAGTTTAAATCTACTCCTGTAATTCTTGTAGAATCATTATTTGTGCTAATTTGTATTTCTAGTATACGCATATTAAATAATTTAAGATTAACTAATAGCCATTTTAACTACTCCAGGGTTGAGCATTAATTTAGCAAACTTACTTTTGTTCCCATTTACAATCTCTTTAACTAAGAAATATCGCAAATCATTAGTAAATGACTCACAGTCAGTGGTCAATTTTACCAAACGATTAGTAATATCATCAGTAATAGGATTTGTTTTAGAATATACTAGTGAAAAGTTAGCCAAACGAGTAGCCATTACACTAGCAATATCTGCACGGAAATCATCTCCTTCACCAACTGCATTACGAAGAGCTGTTAATACATAAGTCTCGTCTTTTGTAAGTGTGTCAAGAGGACTAATGATTCTGTCTAACTTGTTGTTGATAAACATTACAAACAATGCTGCAAAGTCTGCTCCTACGGAACCCTCACCAATCATTTGGATAAGTGGTAAATTATCCTCAAACTTAGGAATAGAGCTAATAGCATTAAAGAATGTAGTTACAGATCGTGGATTAATGCGTTGAGTAACACTCTCAGGATGCATCAACATAAAGTTAATACAACGACCGTCGATTCCTGCACTCTCTGCCCATTTAGCCCATACATCTACATCAAATTTAAGCTCTACAGAGATGAAACGAGTTTTCTGAGCAACGTCTAATGTAGTTACATTATAGTCACCATTGTCAGGATTAGTAGTCAAGATAACATGCCAGTTCTTAGGAAGTTTCCATGATACGTACTCTTGGCGGTCCAAGATCTCCATAGTTGCTTGCATAAAACGAGCATCTGCACGAGTATAGTCATCTAAAATCAAGAAGCCACCTTCTCCTTTACCCTGAATCCATTCAGGAGCAGCATGAGTCATTCTCTTATCTACTACTCTATAGCCTTTAGAATTAGCAGTCTCAATCTCATGTTCAGTAATCCATAGAGTTTTACCTTCAGAGTTTTTAACTTGAAATTCTTTAATCGGGAAACCGACTAAGTCACCTAACTCTTCTAATTGAGATAGGTTTAACTTTACAGTAGTCATTGATAACTCTTGGCCTAATTGCATAATAGCAGAGGTCTTACCGAGACCAGCATCACCTTCGATGTTGATTGCTACTGGTACTTTACCTTGTGCTTGGATCAATTGGTTATTAGTCACCATATGTTTGATGAAATCTTTTAATTCTTCTACGTTTAATTGTGTTTGATTCATTTTTCTAATTTTTATAATTCTAACTTAATTACTTTCCCAGGAAGTGATGTGTTTAACGAAGATCTCTCCGATATAACCCACAATACATTTCCCCTAGGTTTAATGCTAGCATGCGCTTCACCATCAGTGAAGTATACTAGACTTGTGAACTTTTTAAGGTTCTCATTGAAATAATTGAGAACGGGGTCAAAATATGTCCCGCCTCTACCTGATACTTTAAGCTCATGTTTGCCTCGATACGGCTCAATTGACTGTATTTCTGTATCACATTGCACAATAGTTATATCTACTCCTGTTTTATAGATATGATGAATTTCGTTCATAAACTCTTTTAATTCATCGTCGCTTACTGAGCCTGAAGTATCGATGGCCAACAACATGTGTTGCTTCATCTTTATCTTAAGACCTGGGTTATCAGAGAATCTTCTATTCTCTTTTCTGCGTATCTTTTTAGTAAATACTCTTGTGCTTACTCCAGTAAACCTGCGAATAAATCCGCGCCAATCAAATTTAGGAGGAACAATCTCCTCAATAATAATTACCCCATTAATCTCTCCTGGTACTGTGCCTTGACGTTTTACTGTTTGTTCTTTTGCTTGATTAAGGACACGCTGTGTCTGCTTATCTACAAGTTTTCTTTCTGCCTCAGACAGATCGTCAAATATTTCCCAATCGTGATTTGTAGGATCTTCTCCATTACCTAATGCATCTAGCAGTTTATCCATAGCAGGACTACCAGAAGTTCCCTTCTCGTCTTTATCTTTCTGTGCTTTACGCAATGCGTCGTAGTAATATCTACAGCCTGCTCTAGCATTAAGATTTAACTCAGGGTAACTTTCTAGGGTAATTCCACCTTCAGGCAGCATGTTAGCATCTATGTACTGATTAATCTCCATATCCATAGCCACATTAGCGAGCCTTTTATCGCTAAAGTTAAAATGCATAGTAAGATGATTAAAAGCAATATGAAGTAATTCATGCTTAAGGAGGCCCATCTTTTTAGCATCATCCAACGATGTCCAAAATTCCTCATTGATTCTTAGTTGATAGTTAATACCATTCTTGCCTACACAGGCAGTAGGGATTCTTTGATCCCAAAATTTATTTAGCATTAAAAGAAAAAAGCCGTAATACGGCTCCTTCAATAATAACTCTTTGCTGATTTTACTCAGCGATAATACTTTGTCCATGTTTTAAATTTTTAAACTCTTATAAAATTTAATTGCTTCATCTTTACCTGTGACTTTTACAAGATCACTAAAATCTGTAACGCCAGGTAGTTCAGGTACAAAAAAGTGAGGTATATTATACTTCTCACTAAAATTAGCAGATAACTTTTTACCTGCTTCGTCATTATCAAATAGACAAATTACTTTCCGAAATCTAGATTTATATTCATCCATCACCGAATCTTTCATCATTACAGACTCAGACTGTAAACCAATAGCAGGTATATCTAAGCAATCGTAAATACTCATTACATCTTTTAGAGATTTAGTTATAATAAGCAATTCGCCATAATTAGGAAGTTGCATATAACCTTGATGCACAGTATAATTTGCATTATTGATCCACTTCTTGATTTTACTCTCGAATGGTTGATAGATTTTATAGCTTGTTTTACCATCTTTAGTTTCTACATATGCATAAGCATATTCATGTGATTTTACAGCAGTATCATTATAGAAGACATGGCTTATAGGGAAAACGTTGAATTTAATTAGAGTCTTTTTGTGGATGCCAAAGGCTGTCCAATAATCTCTATCCTTTATATTCCATAGACGTAGCTTTACACCTAGCTCTATGCTTTCCTTACTTACTATTCTTGTATAGTTTACTTGCTGATTGTTGACATCAACACTTTGATCCGTTAGCCCCATATCATATGCAATCTTTCTAATCGCATTCTTATAATCTAGGTTAAACATCTTAGTTACCAACACAACAAAATCACCGCAGTCACTAGTGGCAAAATCTTTAAACATTAGAATATTTCTATCCAAACGATGAAAATATAATGCAAAAGAGGGTATATTATCTTTCCTTAATGGACTATGAAATACTCCAAGGCTTCTGATATCCTCTCCTACATAAAAACTATAGATTTCTTCTTGAGTGACATGTTTAAGTATGTCTTCTCTCGTAATAATACTATTATATACTATTGAATTTAGATTGATTTCGCCCATAGATAAATTAAAAAGAGGGCCCGAAAGCCCTCTCCAAAATTAATGATTTTCTCACCAATCATCACCCACTGTTGCAGCTTCTGCGGAAGCGCTTGGTGATGAGGTAGTTACATTATCTTTATCTAATCGAGCCATAGCATCGATGTTGCTAATCTTCAAACGAGAATTAACAGCATCTACAGACATTGGCTCAACAAATGGAACCCAAGAACGAGGCTGAATATAATTCTTCACAGATTGTGTAGAACCATAGTTAGCAAACATTCTAAATTTGTGTCCAGCAGCTGATCCTTCACGAACCAATTTCATACAACCATCTAGCATTTCTTTTGCAGATTGGAAGTTAGGTAATTGGAAGTCTCCACCATAAATAGCGTGAAGTACGTGTTTAAGGATTGTACCTTGTTTTTTGATTTGCTCCTCTACAGTTGCGTAAGCAGTAGCTTGCTCAACATACCAAAAAGAACTATTACAAGTTGCACCTGACTCATCAGTGAATGTTAACTTGTACTCAGGAGACCCTTGCTTATCTTCGGGCTTTCTTTTGTTTACAGTTAATGTAACGTTTTCTACTATACCTGCTTTCCCATCATTGAAGATAGCTACTCCTGCTTTAGCGTCAAATGCGCTGTCATTTAAATTGATCATTTTACTCTGTTTTTATTGTTTAAAAATTGTTTATTACCAAACTGATTCTTCTTCAGAATCATCTTCATCTGTATCAGGCTCAGGCATTTGTGCCATTTCCTCTACTTCATCTGCTGCTGCAATACCTAAACTCTCTGTTGTAGGAATACCACGTAAGTCAGGACCTAAGTCTTCTTCGTCAGAGATTTCTCCTACATCAGTAGTACTAATCTCAAACACAACTTCTTCTTCTATTGGGTGTGTATCTGCAGGAACTGGAGATAAAGTATTTAATCCATTAACCTCAGTAATCTCAAAATGATTCTCTACTGCTGTGTCTAGATTAAAGATTTTTACCATAAACTCATAAGTTTTCTTGTCGCTAATAGTACAAGCTTGAGTCAAAGGAAATCCTTGATCACCTGTAGCTTTACGAACTGCTGCCAGTTTTTTATCAGTACTAAAACCGAAAGAGATACGCTCTCCACCAGTAATGCCTAAATGTTCTTGCGCAGCTGCATTAAAACTAAATTTACGACCAGCTCCTAACTTAGCAATAGCTGATAGTGTAATAACAGGAAACGCAAATTGTTCTTGTTTTCTTTTTCTTTGTGCGGGAACTTCGTCCCAAATTAATCCTTCCATTTTTTGTTTTTTAAGGTTTGATTTGTTTAAATTGAATAATAAATTAATTTTCTGCATATTCCCAATAATATTCTCTATAAATTCCAGTAGTTCCTCCATGTTTACGTTTTAGTACACGTATTAGATTAGGCCTATTACAATTAATAGAGATTACTGCGGCATTTACAGAATCAAATTGTTTAATAAAGATTTTGTCTTTAGTAAACTGATTTACTTTTTTAGTATAATATTTTGTATCAGATACAGCGGCTATTTTAAAAGAAAAATTTATGTTATCTTTTAGTTTCCATTGATATCCTCCACCTGTTTTAGTATTATTTATAGCATGTAAAATAGAACTATAAGTTATACCAGTTTCTTTAGCAGCTTTTTTCAAACTAGGAAATTCTTTTACAAATTCTCCTACTAAATTATATTGCAAAACACATTTTGATTTTAATAAACTTTTCTTTTTATTAGATATTTCAGACATTTTAAATGTTACGCCTTTTAAAGAAACATGTCCTAAATTGTAACCGTAATTTTTATTTTTAGTATCTAAAATATTAATCCAATATTGTTCTAAATATCTAGCAAATTCTGGATCTGATATTTCTAAAATTTTAAATTTTAAATTATCTATTCCGTACTTATTGCAAGTATTTTGCAAAAATTTATTATGATGTTTATTTTTAATTAATTCATTGTAATGTTTCCACCATCTATTATAAAACCCTGAACTAGTGCGACTAATATTAACAGAAGAAGCACTTCCTATGTAATAACAATTTGGTTTATTTGTAAATTCAATAGTGTAAACACCTGTTTTAATTAAATCTTCTAAACATTCATTATGTGCTTGATGAAAAGCTGCTAAAGGTTTCATAAAATTCCGAAATAATCTTCAATGGCTTTATTAATCTCGACTATATCGTTAGGAATAAGCCTTTCTTCAAATAATCCAATAGGAGTTTTAGCAGTGTCATTATTACATTCAGTTCTAAAATAGTACTCATTAGGTTTACCTGGAGTTTTTACTACTTCTGTATATAATACTACAGAACTAAAAGATTCTAAAACAAAATTATTTAATTGTTTACCTGGCATTAATAACTTTTCAGTACTAAAACCTCCTTCATCGTAAGTTACCTCTGGATGAGCAAATAAATACACTATAATATCATCTCTTAGTTTATCATTAATAATATTAACAATATCATAAATACTAGCAGCCATTCTACTCCATTTGTCAAAACCTTTTTCTGCTCTAAAAGCATTACTCATAATATAATCCGTACCTACACGACTAATTGTATCAATAACTACAGTTTTAATATTAGGATTTTTATGAGCAAATTTTAATTTGTCAATGATTGCTATAGGATCAGCTGTTTGTAGATAGTTACCTTTTTCTTCATTATAATTTAATTTAAATTTTTTAAAAGGTAGTACTTTTTGATCGCTATTAATAATAACTGTTTCCTCAGGATTTAAATTTCTTAAAGAAGTAGATTTACCTGTGCCAGATCTACCTATCACAAAGATTAATTGTGCCATAAATAATTGATTTTTAATTGTTTAATGATTAATAAAGATAAGAATTTTTCCTGTATTAAACAAGCTCTTGTACTACTGTTATTGACACTACATCGTGATTAGTTTTCAACCACTGTTTAGCTTTATCAACATCATCTTTAGTATGTTGATGTTCTTTAAACAGCTCAAAAGAACCACCATCGTGATGTGCCATTGCCATTTTGTAAAATAAAATTCTTTCTGCTTGCTTTCTAGCTTCATTAATTCTTGTAGATGGAATGCTACCTGCAATTCCATCAGGTTTACCCCAATCTTGAAAAGTTTCTAATCTCATAAATTAATAATTTCATCCTTAACTTCATCTTGTTTTGCCTTGCGCTGTTTGTATAGCTTACCCCTTAGATGTGGGTGCTCTTCTTGTACTTTTCTACTCGCTCTGCCAAAAGAATCTATATAAGGAATAGTTCTTGATTCCATATCTTTTAAAAATTGTTTAAGAGGCTTGTTTATGTCATATCCTATCTCTTGGAGATAAGTATAATACAGTCCTTCATTACTGTCTCTGAATTTTGGGTGCTTAACTAATTGTTCTTTAACCCAATCTAGTTTGTCTACGATCATACTGTTTCTGTTCTAGTTCGATAATATTCATCAATTTGTTTAAGCATTTCAGGTTTACCCATAAGCTCTTCAGCTTTAGGCAATTGATAATAACCACCGAACTCACCAACAAATAAGAAACTAGCAAGGAGATTAACCTCACCGTCACGATTCTTACAAATTTTGGCAAGTCTATAGCGATTCTTAAACTTAGTGATATCATACCCTAAGCACTTATCAACGCCAAAGTAAAAAGGACTAGCCAAGCCTATTGCAGTATTACAATCTTCTGCCACATTACCTGTGTTTTTGATATCACTCAACATAGGCATCCAACTATCTCCCTCACGTCTATCCATCTGCTCGGATCCCCTGTTAATCTGAGAGATAACCACGGGACTAAAATTGAACATGTTTCTGAAAAATACCAGAGTTCTAGAAGCCTTGTCGATAGCCTCCTTCAAGTCCTTGTAATTATTATAGTTGATCAAGCCGATATGGTCAATCACAACTAGAGTAATTAGTCCAGGATTATTAGGAATGTAATCAACAATAAGCCCTTCCTTACTTCTTACTACTTGTCCACGATTTTCTGCATAGGATATAAGATCCTTGTATAGAAACTCTGGATTTAACGTAGATCGGTAATGAAGATACTTATTCTGAATCTCTTGCATTCTCTCCTCGTAAAGAGGAATTAATGCCTCAACTTCAGGTCTAATGGCTAGATCACCCTTCGATAATATCTCATCCATAGAAGTCATAATACCGTGTTCACGCCAGATTAAACTTGCAATATGTTTAGCTATCTGATGCTCAGGAGGAATCTCTAAAGAATAATATATAATCTCTACATCATGGATGTAACCAGGATTATTTTGTAAGAATTCTATAGCCCCATAAACATAAGTACTATTTACAAATGCAGTCTTGCCGACGCTTGTACCTGCAAAAATTAAATCATAACGACCTTGTTGAATATTCTTAATGTGCTTACTTAAAGTAGTAAAGCCTTGAAAGGGAATACCTGTGTTTAAACCTTGTTTACCTCTTTCTATGCTTGTTTTTAATCGATCCCAATATTTAATTTTAGTCATATGATTAATTATTTAAGGTTAAATTGAGTCAGTATTCCACTCTTGTTCCTCTGTTCCAACATCTTGTATAAATACATCCCATTGTTCCCAAAGATTGTTATTCAATACTGTTTCCATTTGTGGAAGAAATTGCAAACTGTTAGTTTGCTTTTTCTTATTCACAAAAGCTTGAAGAGCGTCTATAGCTCTTGAGTGCTCTTCTTTAGTCTTAACTCTAGCTAAATACTTCTTCTCGTGCTTTAATGCTACCTGTGAAGTAGGCCCTGCGCTTCTTAAGATGCGGGAGCCTACTTTAATAGGATAGGCATTGTAGAATTCCCAGAAATTAATACCATCAGACTGAATGCCAAATAGTTTTTCGACATTCTTGGTGCTTAGGATAGTCTCTGTGAATTTACCATCACTGTTAAGTATAAAATTAGTTTCAGTAAGCTCTAAGCGAAGCGCTAACGCCTTTTCTCTACCATATAAGCTAATTATATTATCAAACTTTTTGTAATACATTAGACACAATAAGGTAGCTTGATCAGGCGACAGATTTGCTTTTTTTAGTCTTTCGAGATTTAACTTTACTTCCATTTCTCAATTCTTCAATTGTACATTCTTTAATCTTGCTAGACTCAAAGCCTTTGAGTGCAGATCGCATCCATACTTCATCCTGTGTATTTCTTAGGTACACAATATAAATAGTTGCTTTTCTTCCTTTCTCCATGTTCATAGCACGCATTGCTTGTTGCACTGCTAAATTCTCACCGCTCTTAAGCTGATTGAATACTGCTACTTTTAGATCAGGAATAGTAACACCCATGGAGACCATCGACACCACACTCAGCTTATCAATTTTACCTTCAGAAAATTGTTTCAAGGAATCTTTATCAGATTTACTGTGAAAAGAGTTATCTCCCAGCTTATCTGCTATATCTTGCCTACCTGAAAATATAATACACCTATCAACTAGGGATAATATATCTTCAGTAACTTTCTGTTTAGACCTTGCGTTATAAATAACATCCAATCTCTTGGACATTAAGAATCGTAAAGAACTCCATTGTTGTCTTTGTTTTGATTGAGTGTAAGACTTATCCCAATAGGTATATGCCTCTAACTCAGTCTGTAAAAATGGGTTATCTTTATTTCCTCCTAACACATATTTATCTGCTGCATCTAAATCACATCCAACACAAATAATTTCATAGTCAGCAATAATCTTATCAGCGATAGCTTGCTCTACACTATATGTATACAATACATTTAGCTTAAGCATTGTCTCTAATAAGAATTCTGTATCACCGTCTAATGTGCCTGTTAGTGCTAATATTCTTGTGCCCTTCAATTGCTCTTTTGCTAAGAGACCTAAGACTTTAAGATTATAAGCATGTATTTCATCGGCAATAATTAGATTGTAAGCCTTTTTGTTTTTACTTATGCTGTTGCTCCAAAGGAATTCTACTTTAATATTATCTCTGAGATTCCACTTTTCCATCTCTTCTTTCCAACTCTCAAAAATCTCTTTTCTCGGAGCTAATATTAATACGCTAATTTCTTTTTCTACTGTATTTAATGCATCTATAGTAATCTTAGTTTTACCTACACGAGGTGCTACTTCTACTACACCTACAAATCTATTGAATACTATCGTATTCGTAGCTATCGATTGCACTTGGGTTCTTATTTGCATATTTTTCTATTTTTTGTAATGCAAAACGTCTTACATACCTATTTTTATAAATACTTAATTCATTGTAGTCTCTGCCGTTATAGGTTACAGGATAAACATTATTTTCTATCCATTTTTTATAGGAAGCGTTAACTGTTTTTATAACATAAGGTTGACTTTTTGCTTTAATATTTCTAGAAACATTACAATAATTAATACCTAACATTCTACCTATTTCAGAATAAGAACATCCTTTTTTGTGTAATTTCTTAGATATTATTCTGCGCATTTCTGTCACATAAATATTAACCACATTTCGCAAAGGTTTAAAATAAGGTTCTAGTTGATTTAATTCTGTAAGCCTTTCTATTTCTTCATGCAATTCAGTTATCCTGTCTTCGTAGGACATTGTTTGTAATTTTATTGATGCTCCCATAAGTTTTAATTTTTAATGCTCCCATTTAGCAGTCACCATCGGTTCTGCTTTTAATTTTACTACTGTACAGAATACTTTACCTGCATCTTCCATGCATTCTTGCAGTTTATCCTTGATAACTTCAGCCATACTTTCAGGACATTCTACTATCCATTCGTCATGAACGACATTAGGCATTTTCACAGTAAAAACTAGATTATTGGCTACAAGATAACGAAAAAAATACACACCTGCAAGCTTAGTTATATCCGCAGAAGTACCTTGAATAGGATAATTCAAAGACATACGCTCGATATCACCTTTCTTCATAAAATACTCTCGTACTTTAGGTTTGTAATAATTAATAAATGTGTCTGTATTCCTTGCTTTATGGTCCTTATAATCATCCCAGAATCCTTTTGTATTGTAGATATCGTCGTGAAGCTTTTTATATTCTTCAAAATAAGGAATAAAACATTTACGATTACTCACACCATTAAATTGTATATAACCTAACTCTAGTGCTCGTTTCTTCTCTTGTTTAAAATAATCAGCTAATCCTGGAAAAGCTTTAAAATATGCTGTGTAAACTGCTTCACCTTCTTCTAGTGATATACTTAAGTTCTGCGCAATTGTAATACCTGCACCGCCATAGTTAATAGCAAAACCAGCTGCCTTAGCAATTTGTCTCTTGGCTTTATGTTTGTCTTTAATTTCATCTAAAGTGAGTCCTGACAACTCAGGAAATATTTTAGATGCAATAAAGCTGTGCATATCACCCAACCCTTGGCTGTAAAAATACAGTAAGTCAGGATCTAGAGACTTATTAGCAAGTACAATTTGCTCTTGACCACTATAATCGCCTACTATTAGTACATTGCCAGGCTCAGATTGAAAGCAACTTCTAGTTCGTTTGTCGCTTGGTATATTTTGCATGTTAGGTGCTTGAGGAATATTCCTTTTTCTATCTCCTTTCTGACCACTAGACAATCTGCCTGTGTTCATAATTTGAGTATAGTTACTATGTATTCTACCTGTAGCTTTATTAATATATCCAAACCAGTTCTCACCATAAGTACTCACAACCTTCTGATGCTCAGTATACTCTATGTAAGTCCCAATGATAGAATGCTTAGACTTTTGAGGACCTAACACTTTCTTATCTACTGAATCTTTAAATAATCCTGTGTCTTTATCTTTAGTTAGAGTTTCTACACCTAAAGATTTCATAAACGGAATTACTTGCTTAGAAGAGGCCCAATTTAGATTACACGTCACACCTTCAGAAAATAAACTCAATTGATTATTCACAAACTCTGGATATTTAGCAGAGTTATCTAGAATATATTGATCAAGTATTTGTTTCACAGCTTCTAAATCTTTCTGATCATCTTCACATTTCTTGCGCCAGTCTTCGCTATTCATATAGAATCCACAGAATTCTATGTAAGCCAAGACTATAGCAAACTCATTGTCAAGAGTCATAGTTCTAGTAAGATTCAGTTCTTTCAGTGCTACTTCTTGTTTACGTTTTACCTGATGTAAATACTTCACATCATCAGCAGCATATTTAATTACTCTAGTGGATAAACCTTCTCTATGAATGTGTCCTCTAACAGTCTTATCAAGTTCAATTTTGCAATACTTATACACTACTGCATCTAATGAGCGTCTTGCTGTGTCGATACCTGTAGTCAGGATTCTTTCAGCTAAGAAGCTATCATATACTTTAGTAGGTATAATTCCATAATAGAATAAAAACCTAACGTCGAATTTAGCATTATGCATGATTAGCATTTTGCTTTCTAGTAGATCTTTATAAGCTCTAGGATCTACAGTTGTACAGTCAACAACATATTGTCGTTGCTGATCACCTAATTGCATAGATAATAAAGCTTTGGTAAATGGGTCTAAGCCCATTGTCTCAGTATCGAAGCCTATAATATCTAAGGTTTCTAAATACTCTAACGATTCTTCAACACTAGCCAAAGAATAACCAGGCGCCGTAAATAACGACGCTTGATTAGTTACTAAGTAAATCACAGATTATTTAACTTTACAGAATTATAAATTCTCAGTTTTTCTGTTTATTAACAGATTGTTTTAAGTTAATATAAGCCTGTGCTCCACGTTTTGTACCACTTTGCCAACGTAACAATGGGTATTTAGGATCATTTAAGTATGTCCAAGGAAGAAACCAATATTTCTTCGTCATAACATTAAACTTGCCATACTGATTCTCTACAATTTTAAACTTTGCCATATTATTTGTTATTTGTTATTACTTAATCATTTACTTGGTGAAAGTATAATACCTTCATGTACAATTTTATCTAAAATTTGAGTATGGCCATTAATCACAGTAGGCTCTAATGTATTCTTAGATAGTTGTTCAAGTGCTAATTTCTCTAAATCATTTTCGGGAATGAGCACTAATTTAATAGTTCCATTTAAAATAACCTCTGTTTTCATAGTTATTATTTTAATTTTGAGTTAATTACTAATCCTACTAAGATTACAACTAAGCAAATGCCTGACACTATTAATGTAGTCATTTTACTTTCATAATCTCTAGGAACTCTTTCATATTCTTTGCGCTTTTTCATAGTAACCATAATAATGTTTGCCAAAAGCCAATACCTGCTAAGAAATAAATAGCATTCCATAACCATTTAGGGTATTTATTTTTATCAGCATTTAAGGTTTTAAAAACAGTTTCTTGGAATAATAATTTCTTTTTAAATAATTCTACCATTTGTTCTAAAATAACTATTTTCTCATCCTGTGCAGTCACTATTTGTTCTAGTGTTTCAATAAGTTTATCTTTCTCTTTCATTGTTCTTGTTGTTTAGTTATCATTTCTATTTACGATATGTGGTAAAAATTGGGACTTATTCTGAATAGAAATGTTTAATCAGTTTATTGAATGTATTTTAATGCTGCTGTACTACCAGACATATCAAAGATATAAATCTCAGACTCACAAGTGGTATCATTAACTCTAACTTTAAGTAAGCTACATGCTTTAAAAGCATCTACAGCTACAGAATTCATAAAGTCAAATGTAAAGAATACTACTGTGTGATCGTCATTAGTAACGCCAGTAAAAGAATATCTTAAATATTCAGCACCTACTAGAAATGCTAAGTCAACTGTGACTTCTGAATCACATGTATAATTACCTTGAATGTATAGAGCTATTTCACCGTCTACATTTTCTAGTTTGAGGATACCTCCATTTACTTCTTTAGTGTGGCAGATACGATAAGGATCATCAAATCCATTGTCTATCTTTTTAGAAATCCATTGTGAGTGTGCAATAGAACTGCACAACACAAATAATAATAATAGTTTTTTCATGTTGTTATTTTGAAGTGTTGTAAATATGATCCAGGTAAAGCTTTCTCTTACCTGTTACTGTTGATGCCCAATCTTTACGCTTACTTACCACTTGCACCCTTTGTTTAGGTGCAGGTGGATA